CAGTCAAACTAACTCCTGCTGAAGTTCTTGCGGGTAAGTCTGGCTTCTGTGGCCATGCTGATATAACTGCTGCCAAAAAAGTAGCTGGAGGTCACACTGACCCAGGTGTTCATTTTCCTTGGGATTTTTACCTATCCGCAGTTAAAGCAAAAATGGTAAAATAACTCTTAATACTAATTTAAGGGGAGATCGTGAACATCAACAGCAAGAGAATAATATCTTTGGTGGAGCACTACGCCTATGCAACTCTTGCAGCAGGCCTAGCTATTTGGCAGAGCGGTAACCACAACATTAAGGAAGTGGCTTGGGCGGCACTTATTGGAGTTTTAGGACCAGTTGTTGCCCATGTTAATCCAAAGAGCCTTGTCAATGACATTGCTGCAAAAGGAAATATAGACCCAATAACAGCTTCTGTTCTTGAAGCGGTTACAACTGCAGCAGTAGAAGAGGCGCAGAAAGTCGTCGCAGAAGCTACGCCAGCTACTGAGCCTACTAAAGATGCACCAACTGCTTAACTGATATGTACAGAAGGCGCCCCTTTATGGGGCGCTTTTTGATATACTTAGGTAAATATCTAGGAGGAATTCATGGCTCGTTGTAATAATTGTGGTGAACTAGCAGCGTACACTTGCGCTGACACAGGCTTAAATCCAGTAAATTACTGCGCCAACTGCTTACCAGTTTGGCTTCAAGAAAGAGCAAATGCTGGAAGTTTCCCGTTAGTAGAGCAGGTAGCTCCTACAGTAGAACCTACGACTGACGCCCCTGAAGCAGAACCTGTTGAAAAACCTACTACTTCTAAAAAGAAAGCATCTTCAGAAGATGCGAATAGTAACTAGGCCAGCGGTACAGGCTCACCCTTTTCCTGACAGAATCACTTATCCTGTAGGCCCTTTCCCACCTGAGCTTACTGTAGGTAATCCCGCATCTGAACCAGAGATTATTTACGATTACCATTCAGCATTAAATGAGGATGGCTCAGATTTTCTACCAGGCTCTACTGCGCAAAACAATTATAAACCACCTAGGTACCTTAGGTGCTCTGTTTGCGACGCCAGAGTTCTTGAAGAAGACACCCCGTATCACATCTGTGAGGAATAATGGCTAAAGAGTCCGACAACTACTTTAAAAGAAAAGCTCTTTCTGACGAGCAAAGTGGTCAAAAAAACTACAACATAATAGAAAGAATGAAGGAATCTGTTGGAAAACAGACGGGTTATGAAGCAGCGGGTGAGTACGAGGTAGTTATTCCAAAAGATGTCGCTGAGGCTGCCGACCTTGAATTAACTAACTCTGAGGTAGAGTCGTTAACAGCCCCAACTCAAAACCCTCCTAGACCAAGAGCCTATGTAATATCGTACAATCCAATTAAAAAGTCTGTAATTATTGTAATGCGCAGCGGAGCTTGGATAGAATACACGGATGTTAGCACTGATATATGGCTTGGATTAAAGAGTAGCCCATCAACAAATGACTATCTACCTACTTTAGAAAGCAACTGCTCGGGTTGGAGTATAGTTGACGGCAGTTCCTTGTCTGAAGGAAGTAAAACTAAAATTAGTCAAACTGCTGGTATTGCCAGTAGACTATTCAGTAAGCTTTTTAGGAGACGTAAGTAAAGGACTTTATGAAATCACACGGGATAATATACGTTGGAAAGTTAAATTACTGGCACACTAAAGCGCTACCTATAGTTGAGATTGGCACCACTCAGGAGACTGAAGCCCCGTACAGGATAGGCAAATGCTTAGTGTTTAGAGCGCCGTTTACTCATCCTGGGTTCTACATTGGACTGTGGTACAAAAGACCAGATATTGATTTAGATGACGACGAATCTATTGATGAGTTGTTATTTAAAACCATGAAGGGTAGAAAAGCGTGGGAGCCTGAGGACGGACTATTTGATGAAGTTTTTTAATAAAGATAAGACTTGGACTAAACCCTTTTCAGAGAAGGTAGCCAAACGAGTATCTAGAATCCCTACCGGAGAGTTAGAGATGTGGGCGGAGCAATCTATTTATGAAATAGGTAGATGCCTGTCCGGTTATCAGAAAAGTCGGGATACTTTCTATTTGAATGAAGCTCAAAAGGGCGCAGAGGCGTTACACGCCGTGGTTGAGGAGTTGCATAATAGATTAGTTTAGAGTAAACTAATGCTTGCCTCCTTCTTTCCTCTCCCGTAGATGGCGCCAGATAAGTCTGGGTTTAACGACCCAGACTTTCTGTTTACTCTTAAACTAAGGGCTATATGGATAAAATATTGGAAGACGACGAGGCCGAGTTCGTACCTAATATAGAGGACGATAACTCTATACAAGAAGACGAAGAGATAGAGCTAGACGAACTATCTAAAGAATTTGTAATAATGCTCATTGATAGGTGCATTCAGTTTATGGATGCTCTTGTAGGACACTCACTGCACCCTTATCAATTGCCTCTAGCAAGGCGCATTATTGAATCCGTAATAATCAATGACGGTGAGGAAATCACAGCTTTAGCTGCCCGTCAGAGCGGTAAATCAGAAACCATTGCTAATACAGTTGCTACACTGATGGTTCTTTTACCGCGCCTTGCGAAGATGTACCCAGAGCTACTTGGTAAGTTTAAAAACGGAATTATGATAGGTATGTTTGCCCCTGTAGAGGGGCAGGTTGAAACTCTGTTTGGTAGAACAGTTAATAGACTTACCTCCGAGCGCGCTACTGAAATCCTAGGTGACCCTGAGATTGATGACAACTTAGGGCGCGTAAGCGGAGTAAAGCGAAAGATCATTCTTAAAAACTCTGGTAGCAGTCTAACCATGATGACGGCGAACCCCCGCGCTAAAATTGAATCAGAATCCTTCCATCTCATTGTTATTGATGAGTGCCAAGAGGCTGATGACTTTGTAGTTTCTAAATCTATCTCCCCAATGTTGGCTTACTACTCAGGTACTATGGTTAAGACCGGAACCCCTACAACAAGCAAGAATAACTTCTATAGAAGTATCCAATTAAATAAGCGCAGGCAGACTTCAAGAGGGCGCAGACAAAACCATTTTGAGTGGGACTATAAAGAAGTATCTAAAGTAAATGCTAACTATGCAAAGTACATAAAGAAAGAGATGCTGCGCATTGGTGAGGACTCGGACGAGTTTCAGATGTCCTATTGCTGTAAGTGGCTTTTAGAGCGCGGTATGTTTATTACTTCCTCCATTATGGATGAGCTTGGAGATACATCAGCGGAGTTGGTACACGCTTGGCAGCGGACCCCAGTTGTAGTTGGTATAGACCCTGCGCGTAAGATGGACTCTACAGTAGTAACTGTAGTGTGGGTTGATTGGGACCGCCCAGATGAATTTGGATACTTTGACCATAGAATCTTAAACTGGCTAGAGCTTCAGGGCGACGACTGGGAAGACCAGTACTTTCAGATAGTCAGCTTCTTATCTAACTATGATGTGCTTGCGGTTGGGGTAGACGCTAACGGAGTAGGTGACGCTGTGGCTCAGCGCTTAAAACTATTACTACCAAGAGCAGAAGTGCACTCTATTGGAAGTAGCCAACCTGAACAGTCAAAGCGTTGGAAACACTTAAAGGCCCTGATTGATAGAAGAATGCTTAGTTGGCCTGCCCATGCTCACACCCGTAGGCTAAGCAAGTGGAGGCGCTTTTACCAGCAAATGACTGACCTAGAAACTAAGTTCACTGGTCCAAACTTTATGGCAGCCGCTCCTAATGAAGCCCACGCACACGATGATTACGCTGATTCTTTAGCTATTGCATGTTTCTTGACACTTGACCACACCATGCCTTCGGTAGAAGTTTCGAGTTCTCCATTCTTTTCTAGATAGTTACTCGTTTACGCTGAAATTTACGGCAATTACAGTCAGACTTTTACATGAAGTACTTCAAACTTTAGGAGTTATTAATGACAATTGCACCAGCACCTAGGTTCCCAGAAAATGCGGAAACCGTATATGACCGCAAGTTATCGCCAGCTATGCCTGGGCAACGCGGACCTCTTCGCTTTGAAGAAGGCATTGCTACAGACACCGACGTCCCACAAGAGTTTACAAACGGAGCTATGCAAGGCTACATGCCTGCACCAGGCCGTCCGAACCGCAACGTTAACGTATTTGAGAAGCTTCCAGAAGAGACTATGCGCGAACGCGCACACGTTGGCTCTGCTTCTTGGGTAGAAGCCCCAAATTATCTACAAGAGTTCGCAGCCGGTGGCTTTGCTGACCACGGAGATAATCGTATTGAGGAAGTATTCCGCAATGGAGCTCACCAACAACTCGGTAACGCTGCAGTAGTTACTGACTAAATAGGAAATCTAGCCCCCCGCCGCCCCTTGGGGTTGGCGGGGCTTTTCCCAAAGGATAACTATGGCACTCATTAGAGGTAAAGAAGTTAAGGAAGGTCCTAAACAACTTCCGGCAAACCCTAAATTATGGAACATGATTACTACCCAAGCTCTTACAAAGTTCTCTAAGAAGTCCCCCGCCCGCTCCAATTGGGTTCATGCCAAGTACCTGCAAATGGGTGGGAAGTTCGTTAATTCTAAGTCAGAGATTGATCCTCGTTTTCGGGACTATGTTCAGGAAAAGAGAGATAAAGAAGAAGCTGCAGCTAAAGCTAAAATCAAAAAACCTATACTTTAAAAGATTAGTGTGGCTAATGTCACATCAAGTTGTTGTTGCATATTTATTAATGATATGATATGCACATGAATGAAAGAGGTAATTAGTGAGCGGTGTTGATTTCTCACCCCCTAGTTATCGGGCAGCGTCCTCCGACTTAACTATTTCCATCTCCCCACTGGGGTTAGTAGAGCTAGCAGATGAAGAGTTTGAGGTACATGGTCCGCGCCTAAACCGTTACTCACTTAACTGGGCAATGTATCTAGGGCATCACTATTCTTATAGGCGCCAAACAGGTGAGACCCAATTAGCTCTTAACTACTACAGAGCTTTTTCTGACTTTATTATTAACTTTACATTTGGTAAGGGCGTTAGCTTCCGAAGCCCTAAAGAGACAGAAGCTATTATTCCTGACATATTAGAGCGTGTTTGGGAAGTAGATAACAACAAAGCAACAGTTCTGTGGGAAATCGGGCAACAAGGAACCGTATCTGGCGACTGCTTTATCAAAGTTGCATACGAAGAGCCTTATACAGACCCAGCTGGACGCTTACACCCAGGACGAGTGCGCGTTCTACCTCTTAACTCTAGCTTTGCTTTTCCAGAGTTCCACCCCCATGACCGTGAACGTCTTATTAGATTTAAGCTTAAATATCGTTTCTGGGGCACGTCTTTAGAAGGAACTCGTCAAGTGTTTACTTATACGGAGATCCTTACGGACGACATAATTGAGGAGTATATCAACGATGAGCTTATTGACTCGCGCCCTAATCCACTCGGCACTATACCTGTTGTTCATATTCCAAACGTTCGTATTAGTGGTAGTCCTTGGGGTATTAGTGATTGTTTTGACATTATCAACATCAATAGAGCTTATAACGAAACTGCTACTGACATTGCCGATATCGTTAATTACCACGCTGCGCCAGTCACAGTTATCATTGGAGCAAAAGCTTCCCAGCTCGAAAAGGGAGCAAACAAAGTCTGGGGCGGACTTCCGAAAGACGCTAGAGTCGAGAATCTTGAAGGCGGATCACAAGGTCTAAAGGGCGCTATGGACTTTCTTCTAATGATGAAGAAGGCCATGCACGAGATGGTTGGCGTACCAGAGACAGCACTTGGTCAAGCGCAACCTATTTCAAACACCTCTGGCGTTGCACTTTCTATCCAATTCCAGCCGTTGATGAACCGCTATCACCAGAAGATTATTCAGTATGCGCATGGATTAGAGCGCGTTAATGAACTTATTATCCTTAACCTTGCGCTAAAAGAACCAGAAGTATTTGTGTATGACCCAAATACTAACCAAGTACCACTAAAGGCTGGTCAGCTAGCTCAATTAGACTTTAATGACCCATTAACATATCGGTCCTATGTTCACTTCCCACAGCCATTGCCATTAGATAAGTTAATTGCTCTTAACGAAGTCCAAACAATGCTATCACTTGGCCTTGAATCTAAAGAAGGCGCTCTTCGTTTCCTAGGCGAAGAGTTCCCTGCAGAAAAACTTACAGAAATACGTCAAGAACTACAAGACGATGCTCTTGCAGATGGCGCTTTAAAGCTTATTCAAACACAGATTGAACAAGACATTCTTACACTTACAGGGCAACTACCAGGAATGGCCGCTCCTGGCGGCGCACCTGGCGCACCCGCACAAGCAGGTGCTGACGGTCAGATAGCCCCACAACAAACAAATCCAGCAATCATGGACCCTGCAATGATAGAGGCCCAGGTAGGCGATCAAGCGATCAGAACCAAGCTGGTAACAGATGCTTACGGAACTAAATTACCTCAGAGAAG